TGATCAAGGTCTGGATTTGGCCTGAAGTAGATTCCTGATTCTTGGCTACTTCCTCAACCTTACCGGCCTGGGCAGTGGCTGTTTCTTCGGCATTGATCTTGGCTTCAAGATTGGCAACGACCGCTTTTAGTAAAGTAACCTGTTCATCTTCTTTTGAAGACTCGGCAGGGGCTGGGGGCTTTAATTGGGAAACGGCATCAGCAAGTGACTTACTGATAGCTTCGCCCATAGATTTAAAACCTTCAGCCATGCTAGTTTTGAGTGATTCAAGGTCAACGGTTTGACCTTCTGTGCCTTCAGATTTGCTCATATGGGCATCCTTCTTTCCTTTTTTTTCTTTCGTAGATTTTGTTTCAGGGGCTGCATCATCAGGGAGGAACTTTGCCCGACGTAGAAGACGGGTAACATTTTCCATAAAATCACCTAGAAACCCCAATAGGTGTTGACGCTGAACAGGCTGATTGGCCTTATTCAATAGTTCTGATTCATCGGTTTCATCTAAGACCTTTTCAAACTCAACAGCCGATGAAAGCATAGTCATCATGGCCTGTTCGAGATCGGTCAGGGCTGGGGCATCAGGTTCACCCTTTGCCAGGGCGTCAGCCTTCACTGTCAGGGCTTCAATATCAAACCCCGAATCTTCTAAATCAGAAATCACTTGTTGGCTTGGTGATAGGCTCATTTGCGTATCAGTACCGTCCTCACTTTTTATCAGTAGAAAGGGGCGACCATTGGCTGGCCGTGTCACTAATGACACTTCTTTGACTACAGCCCGGACAATCTCGCCAGGGCTGGGTCGCTTTTTATCGTCTTTATTAAATCTGCTCATGGTTTATTCCCTTTTAAAATATCACGAAAATTGAATTCATAATAGTTCAAGCCGCTGTCTTCTTGGTGCCATCGGTAATAAAGGCGTACCCTCCGACAGAGAAGCCGGTCAGCTCTCCCTTGTTTACGGCTTCCTTCAGCTTGACATTGAGGATCTTCCAGGTCTGAATCCAGGTTCCTTTTTTAGCCAGATAGTCACCAATAGTAGTATCGGCCTGAAGGATATAGTTTTCGAGTAGCCTGAAATCTGGGTTTTGCGTTCCCTGTTTCTTGTTGAACTGGGTGTGCATATACCCCAACACGCCGAACTTTTCCATGTACTCGTAGCAGGATTGCTCGATAACTTCTGACTTTACCCATTGGCCTTGTAGGTCAGGAGTAGATTTTGTGCTGGGCTCTAATACAATCCCTGTGACAATCCCAAGGGTGGTGTCCGTGACTTTGATCAGGCACTCTGGGCCTTTCACTTTAGCCATCAGGGTTGGATTAATGAAAAGGGTATCAGCTTTCTGAATCTGAGTAGGCTGAACGGCCTTAGCTGAAGCCGTATAGGTGGCATAGTAGGGATCAATGGCTGGGACATCAATCGGTTCCTTTGGCCGTTGCAGAACCCCAGATCGCCAAGCTAGTTCCAGTAGGAAAGGGATCGTGTCTCGGAACATCCTGAAAACATAATTATCGTCAACGAGGTACTGAATAAACTCTGCAAGGTCTGGGCTGGGCGTTTCACCTTCCAGAGGGCTAATTACTTCAATAAAGCCCTGGAGCATGTTGACCAGATCGTTAAAATCCCTGTAGAACTGTTCAGCTTGCTTGGCTTGGTAGCTATAGTAATCATCTTCGCTTTTGAAAAGGTTTTCGTAGTCGGGAGGGGTCGGGAGTTGAGGAGGTATCAGGGTTGCCAGTTGGCCGTCTGAAAAGCCAAGTGCATCAATATCGACTTTCAGTACCAGGAGCTTGGCCATCACCATAGCGTTTAAGCGCAAAATGCTATAGTGTTCCTGCTTATCCATTCGCTCACTGATACATCCCAGCAGCCATCTCTGGTTAAGGGCCATGCAGATATTCATACAGAGAGCCTTGGCCATGGCCTCAGCAGCATTGACAATCGCTTTACGAAAGGTAACTTTTTTAATATTCACAGGGCTTTGTCCTCGCTGTTCTTTCCCTTATAAAATATCATTGTTCTTACTATTTTTGAATAAGGGGTTTACTTCCTTCTCTAAATACTTTATATTAGATATAAGAAGTTAAACAAAAGAGGAAACGAAAAATGAAAAATCAAGAAATCGAAACCCAACTAGCAGCCATGGTTGCAACCCTAGTGAACGGGGAAACCACTGATTCCGCCACCGAATATGGTCTTTGTGTTATTATCGCTCACGCCATGGCTAAGATTGAAGAACTGAAGGGCAATGTTCTACTGAGAAGCAAAACGTTTGGTGAACTCGAAATAAATTTCAGATCCGAAGAAATCAAGTTCTGCCCCTTCAATAGTGAGACTTCCGGCAGAGCAGCTTCGGTTCCAAATTCTACCCATGGCTTAACCCTCTTCAAAAGATAACCCGACATCCCCCGTCCTGCCCCTGGACGTTAAACCGGGGCTTAAGCCGTTAAAATCACAAGAGGTTAAACTAAATGAAAACTAAAATCAAACTGAACAAGACTATGACACTGGCCGCTGGCCGTAAGATTTACGATGTCCTGATAGGAGGGATCGTAATGACCATGGCAACCAGCAAGAAACAAGCCGAACAGTACCTGAAAGTGATGGGCTATTAATTATGCCAAAAGCATATGCAGGAATCAAAGGAGATGAAACCCTTGATGCTGTTCAAATTAATAATGTCTGGGTTCCCAAATTGGAGATTGAATACATCGGTAAAATCATTGATGTTGGTTCCAGAAACCTATTTGGAGAGCTTTCAGAACTGAAAGAGTATTACCTTTCACAAGAGTCTGTTATTGCTGTATTCAGTCAGGATATTCCGCTCATTTCTCCTGACGGATTCTGCAAAACAAACAATGGTGACTATAATATCCATACCTGTCATGGGTTAAATTTCAAGCATGATAATGAGACTGGCTGGGTTCAATACTACTGAAAACCCAGTCCTAAATACCTCAAAAGCCCCTCAGCGAAAGGGGCTTTTTTAGTGGGTTTATAGTGTACCAGCATTATAAACCCAGATCATCACCAATAAATTAAAGGAGTCGTATGAAAACGCTTAATAAATATAATAACACTGTTTTAATAAACTGCAACAATGGTTGAGCGGCATCTGTGATGGAATGGGGGGAAGCTTACCCCGTACTTTTGGAGCAAAGCCCCTTCGACATCCCCATCAAAATATTTGTTCTTCCCAGCTACCACGATAAACATCCTTCCAGTTGGCCTCCCATCCTTCACCTCATCAGAAAGGAAAGGTTTTGCACTTGTCAGGTCATCATAAGTTTTAGCTGAGGCTATTTCGTCAAATATTTCCAGTGATTTCTTAACCGAGAATGTCTTACCAGATAGATTTTTACAGATCTGAGACTGCCTACGATCATTAATTCCAAGGATCTCATACTCTTCAATATCAACATCATCGTAGGTGGAAAGGGCTGAATATGATCGGCTTGTGTTCAGCATATTTGTAGCCACAATATTCAGGTAATTCTTGTCGGCTTTGGTAAAATAATCGGTGAGGTTTGTTGAAAGGTCGGCTGCTACTTGGCTGGCACTGCCACCAACGGTTTCTAGGTTCTCTGCCATGAAAGCCCTGACTGCGTTGCTCTGGTTCTCGTCATACTCTTTTCGGATAAAAATACGGTTAATCTTTGACAGCCCTTCGATAGCCTTCTCATCTTTCACGCTGAAGGCAGGGACGTTCCCAAAAAGATCCTTGTCTATCCCCTTGGCTATACTTTTACGAGTCAGAGCCATAGTTTCCTGCATGTGATCGTTTATGATCGGCTCGGCGATCTCGGCTACCTTGATTCCGTAAGTTGTTACTATCCCACCGATAAGCCCGTTCATTCGGTTGAGCTGGGTATCGCTTAAGCCTTTGACTTGGCTATAGTCAGAACCTAGCTTGGTTAGGGCTTTGATGGCAGTAGCTCTGGGCTTAGATATTGAGCCTGTCACCTCATCTGTCAGGAGGTATTCCAGTGCCAAGAAATCTCGCTCTTTCATAGGGTCTAACTTGCGCTTGCTTTTGCTGGCCTTGCTGATATTGACGATCCCCATCACATCAAACATGAGGTCATCAACAGCCTTGATACAGGCTTCACACTCCTCTACTGTCTGGGGATTGAGGTTAATTAACTGGTGTAAGTTTTGAGCCATCAGGATTGGCCTCGTTATACAGGTACATAGCCTTTACTTCCAGATCATCACGCATCTCAACGAAGTGCTTGATCATATCAAAGGCCAGCCTCTTGCTGAAGTCAGTACCCAGCTCTTTGACAAGCTTCTCAACCTCGATCTGGTTGCTCCCAACTTCACCTTCTGGGCTTGCAGCATCACCGAGATCAGTGAGCTTATTCCATACCTCTTGGGGCTGGTTGGCCCAGTCTTCGGGGATCGTTTCCAGGTTCTCCTTGAGAATACGGGAAAGGATTGGTCGGGCTTCATTGCGCGTAATACTGCCATTGGTTACGGCTTTCTCAGTGATCCCTGAGATCAACTCAGGGTCTTGGAGGGCTGAAGCTTTGGTACGGTAGATCCAGTATTTAATACCAAGTTCTGCCAGGATGGTATTGTTGAAGACCGCATCATTTGAATTGCGCTCTGGGATAAAGACCTGCATCTCGGTAAGATCCTGGGCGACTTCAGCGGTTGCCCTATTCAGATCGTTGTTCTTACCGACGTATTGATTGGCCAGACCAAAGCTTGAAACCTGCTTCTCATCACCCATCTTAATGTACTCCATGAACATGCCCTCTTTGTTCAGGAGTTGGGAGAAGCTTTCAAAGCGGATAGATGGCTTGGGAGGGGATGCACCTGGGCCAGCGGCTGCGGTAGGCTTGGCCTCTACTGATAGGACAAGAAAGCTGCTATAGCTCTCCTCGCCTGACATATTAATAGTCAGATCGTCCTTAATCTTCTGTTCAAGCTTTTGATCCTTGTGGCCCTCTATAATCAGCATACCTGGGGGGATGGCATTGTTTTTCAGTAGGAAGTAGTTGACCAACTCAGCGGCTCGGCTTGCCAGTACCCAGATCGATGTAGCGATCCACCAGGGCACCCCATAGAGATACATCGGGCTATAGATAGCATACTCAAGGATCTCATTGGCTGGCCTGAACTTCTCCGGCAGGGCTTCCATGGGGATGTCAGGATCGAAGTACATCCCGGTTCTGGAATCCATTAAGCGGGGATCGCCGAACTCCTTGAAATAGTTGATCTGACCAGCAGCCCCTCCGGTAACTTCAGCGTACTTCCTGAACTGCTTTTTACGGGGTTGGGTTTCCCATTCGTAGGTGAGCGGGTTCTTGACTTTCTGCTCCACATCAACCTTGGTACGCTGCCGCTTACACTTACGAATTGTCATGGCCGGAGCATGGTATAGGCCCACAGGTTCCTTGGTTTCAATATTGCGCTCAACTTCCAGGTATCCTACCCCAAAGGTATGGCGGTCCACTGTTTTCTTGTCCATCAGATCTTCCCAGCAAAGCTCATTCAGGGCTGCTGATGCAAGAAACATGACAAGCTTCCGCTCATCCTCAGC